GAGACTGCTTCTGCTTCATCCTCAATGTAATCTAGAGCTGCTGAGAGCACTAGATAGACATCTAGGACATCTAGATCCTCCGAGTGGAGAATACTAAATTCATTATCGCTGATGTTCAGCATGATCTGCGATTTTACTTTGTTTTTATCCATTAATGAGTTTCCCTCCAGTTGGCCCCAACAGAGTACTCTCCGGAGAGAGGACATCGTAGATTATACACAACACCAGCATCTTTGATAGCTTGCACAAAAGCTTGACCAACTTTGTCGGCTATTTCAGGTTTGCATTCTATTTGAGCTTCATCGTGAACCCAAGCAACTAACTTCACATTCCATTTATTCTCTTTAACAGTTTTGTCAAACAACACAAGAGCTTTTTTCATCACAATCGCACCTGCCCCTTGAAGCAAGCTATTGAGTGCCGCATGTTCACTACGAACCCAAATCTTACGGCCATCAAGCCCCGGTACATAGCCCTTGGACGCATATAAGGATACTTTATCACGTAAACGCTTGAGTGCGGGAGTCCCTTTAAGAAAGGCATCGATGAGCCTTTGTCCATCCTTAGCACTACCACCGACAATCGAGCCAACCTTTGCTGGGCCAGCCCCATACATCCAGCTGTAAATAAACGTCTTCGCTTGATCGCGTGTCTGTAATCCGGCTGCTTTTTGGTTAATCGTGTGGATGTCCGTCCCATCTTTTCATCCTTCATGTAATGAGCCAACATACGTAGCTCTAAACCACTAGCGTCAGCACCAACAAGTACATTACCTTCCTCGACAGTCCAGCACTGACGACATTCAGGGCCGTAAGGTGAACTAGAGTTAGGAATTTGAGCCATGTTAGGCTTCATGTGGGTAGCTCTGCCTGTAACAGCACCATTGGTGATTACTCTACCGTGTACTCGTCCATCAGAGCCTACAACTTCCAACCAAGATTCAATCTGAGCAATCCGCTTTTGAAGCATCATGTACTCAGCAAGCATCTGAGCAATGGGGTACTTCAAACCCATAAGAGTAGATTCATCAACAATCACTGAACCCTTTTCAGTCTTCTTCTCAGGCTTCCAACCTAAGCCGATCAACTTCTCAGCAATCTGTTGTCTTGAAGCAGGATTGAACGTAACAATCTCACTCTTGAGTTGCTTACCTGTCTTCTCTGAGAACCTCTCAACCTCGTAAGGGGGATACAACTCTTGCATCTTGTCATAGATGACACCCATCTTGAGTTTCAAATCAGACAAGAGACAAGTAGCGTGGACTACATCGAGCTTGAATCCATTACGTTCTTGCTTTGCTATGATAGCTGCTACTTGGTGCTCAAGAGTAACACTATCGCTTGAAAACTCCAAGCTATTGACAGTATCTGCCAACTTTCTGTATAGAAGACATAACACAGCAACATCACGTTGGCAATAGTAATCAAGAAGACCATCAATAGGCCTATCAAACGACTCACCGTCATACTCTTCCCTTCTGTTCATCATCCACTGCCATGTAGCTTTGTAGTCTAACTTAGCTACTCCTAGTTCCTTACCCCAAGCATCAAGAGAGTGTCCTTGCTCTCTAGTAGGCTCAAGTAATCGAGACACTACGAGAGTGTCATAGGCTTGTTTAGGGCCTATCTTAGTTCCCCACACTCTATTGAGTACAGGAAAGTCAAACCCGATACCGTTATGAGAAACTATTAAAGATGCCTCTTTTAAGTATTCCCATAATCCATCAGGTTTCCTCCAAACACGCACCTCGTGCGTATCTATGTTTTGAGTAACACATAGGTGGATCGTGTTGTGATCCATAGAAGTCTCAATATCTAAAGCTACTCTCATTTCAAGTTTAAGAAAAGACCAATCTGTGCAAAGGCGTACCCTAACCAGATCATCATGTTTGAGTACTCACCTTTCAAACCTTGTAGTGTCCCTACAATGGCGTACCCCAACCCAGTACTACCCACGATTAACATTTCAATCATTTTAAAACCTCCGCTGATTTGAGTTTTCCTGTTTCACCATCGAATGTGAGTATTAGATTGTATACACCTGTGAAGCAAGGTGCGTAATCGATACCTGCATCCCAATGTTGAACAATATCAGGCTTTGGCTCAGGCTTGATGCGATATTTCATATCTGGATACCAAAACGGATTTTGATAGCTTGTCCAGTTTTCTTCTACGCCAACCCATTTATGCCCAACCAATACTTCAATCTCTGCCCCATCAGCCCAAGCCTTGATGAGTTCTGCGTGTTTGTGTGGTGTTTTCATAGTTCCTCCAAAGTAACTTCATTCATCCGTCCAGTTTGCATATCGTAAACAAGCGATCCCGCAGGGCCAGTTTGTCCGTTGAAACGATTTTTCGCAACAGCTACCTTAGTTGTATTCCTAACGATAGGGTCATCACTCATTGAGTTACGTTCCAAGGTAATAACAGCATCAGACAACTGAGCAATAGCACCAGAGCCACGTAACTGAGATAAGGATACTGCTTCACCGTCTTCATGTCCTTTGTTAGAAGTGCTAGGTCGTTTCAAGTGTGATACACAGATCAAGGTAATCCCTGTCTCTTGCACCAATGTTCTCAATCGAGTCATTAAGACATCAATGCTTTTTCGCTCATCGTTACCTTCCATACCTGAGACAACTAATGAGATGTGATCTAAGAAAACAATTTTGCAATCGCATGCCCTAGCCATGTACCGAATACGATTAAGGACATTATCGATAGCGAGACTACCAAAGTGGTCAAAGAGGAATACACGATTAGTTCCGAGAGTCGCATCGAAAGCCTCCTTTAATTCTCGTTCTGTAACTTCTGTGTCGGGTAGGTGCAACTTTTTGTTTGCTTGCAGTGACATGATAGATCTTGCTGTTTTTCGCACTGATTCTTCCAGAAACATTCCTCCGATGTTCCACTTTGTTGTTTGCAAGATTTGATACAAGATTTCTCTAAGGAACTGACTCTTTCCAAGGCCTGATCCAGCTGTAACTGTAATGAGTTCAGCACTTCGTAGACCGTATAGAAGTTCGTTAAGGCCTTTGAACGGATAGAAGGCTTCTGCGATTGGCTCAGGTGTAGATACGCTGTCCCAAAGTGTTGAGGCTTGGACGATCCCATCGGGTACATAACTCTCAGCTCTCCACCATTGGTTAACGTAGTCACTTCCTCGTCCGTTAATGAGGTAATCACAGGCATCTTTGCACTCCTTAATGTGTTTAACAATTTTAACCTTATTTCCGAACAGTTCAGCTACATCTTTAGCAGCCTTCTGTCCAACTTCATCAGCATCGAAGCAGATCACGATAGTCTCAAAGCTATCTAGGTACTCATACTGAGCCTTGCAGTCCTTTAAAGCAGCTGAAGCTCCGTTACGGATGCTCACAGTAGGCCACTTGCTGCCTGTCATCTGATAAGAAGCTAATGCGTCTAATTCACCTTCAACGATAGTGATGTATTTACCGCCTTTTTGAAAAAGATTCTGACCAAACAGTGTAGCTTTATTGAAATTCCCTGCAATGGAGAATGTTTTGTTAGCTACAGATCGGATCTTTTCAGCTACTTTAGCGCCTGTTTCATCAAAATAAGGATAGAAGTGCTTATCTGCTTCCTGAGTAACGCTAAAGTACTCACAAGTCTCTCGTGAGATACCTCGATCTACGATAGCCTTAACTTCTCCGTGTTGTTTCATTTGAAATACTTTCGATTTTGTAGGTACTTGTTGATAACTACCGACAGTTTGTAACTCTTCTGTGGCTGGCGTGTACGTATTACACGAGAAGCACCACTGATGGCCATCGTCATAGATAGATGAACAATCAGAGCCTCCACAGTGTTCGCATGGGCCATGCTTGATGAACTTAGAAGCTACTTTTAAGTTCATGTTGCTTCACCTCTTAATGTGGTTTCACCACGGGCTCGGATTGCGTTGGCGCAGTCTTGTGCGACTTGGCTAAAAACTGCCTGTTGTCCTTCAGTAAATCTTGTATTCCACTTTTCACAAGTATTTGCACACGCCTCACGCTCTTTAGCTGCCGCTTGCGCTGCTACCAGTTTGACAAAGGCGTTAATGTTCTCCATTCCAACTAAAGCAACATCTTTAGGTTTTTTGTGAATTGGTATAGCACCAGCTTGTTTAGCCATCTTCAGGATTTCGTCCTTGTCAATGATTTCATCTTGTGTCATTGTTCAACCTATTACAAAAGTCAATGTCAAGTTCATAGACAGGTAACTTCAATAGTTTCTGTCCTTTAGGAGTTTTCACCTGTGCAGCCTTCTTTCTCCATTGGGCTAAGTTGTTCACTGAAGCCTTCTGAGCCTTGGTGCGTGGAATCCTAGTACCAAACTTAGGAATCTTTTCCTCTACCTTGTACTCAAAAGGCCAGCACTCTTTGATGTGTACGCTTTTCACGACAGGTGTCTCATAGATAGTCGTCATCAATTAACTCCTGCCTAGCTCCACAATCATCGCACTGTGCGTAACCCCAATGGGCTTGACGGTACATAGGACCACCACATACGTCACAAGTCCACTCTGAGTCATCTTCTTCATGTTCATGTTGTTCATCAATCATAGCTTGCTCCTCTTGTTCCTTTTTTAATCGTTGTTCTAGCTTAGATGGTCCAAAGATCCTATCAAAGCCTTCATTCACTTTGTTAAGGTCTTCATTACGCCTGAATGAGCCTTTACCACTGTCTGACATTGGTTTACTCATGTCTTACCCCTTGAAGGTAACAAAAGATTTAAGATGTAGCTAATCATAGCTTAACATCGTCCCATTTAGACAAGTCAGCGATAATGTCCGCTAGAACGCTCTCAGAGACACCTTTGTAGGCTTGATAGCCTCGTGTGGTAGCTTTCAAGCTCTCCAGCATTTGACAGGCTTCTAAGCCCTTCAATGCACACTTATGAGCAAAGGCCTGCTCAGGTTTAGACAAATCATATTCGAGGACGGCACGTCCGGACAGGATAGCTTTTCCACTCATTTTAGGCGCACTTTCACCAAAGTTAACACAAAGACAAACAAAGAGATTATCATTTGTCACCACTCTTTCTGAGACATAGCAATACGTAAATCTCCAATGACTTTATCGTATCCATAGACAACAATCAATTCCACAAAAGCATTAATTGTGTGAATATAGTGTGCTTCCTCTAAAATTTCATGATGTTCATCAATGGACATTAGATCATCTACGTTTAGAGTTGAACCCCTAACTTTTTTCTCTGTTTCAGACATAAAATTCTCTCCTGTATCCTAAGTACTCTAAAGTACTTTAATGAAGTTTTAATGATAAACAGTAAAGTATGGTATTTACTTTAATGTTAACTTTAATGACGTTAGAGTTCATCTAAGTTATCTCTATAGTCACTTATTAGGTCTTCATAGTCCTCTAGTGAGGCCTGTGTGTCCAGATCGACATCTTCCAAGTCTTCATCATCAAGGTCAGCCTCACTGATTAGGTCCTTACGATCTAAGACCTTAACAAAAGGCTTGATGTCTTCAAAACAAACCTTGCACAGATCGAAATACTTACCAGTGACAGCGTTTTTTCTGGTGCTTTCGTAGTCGGTGAGTAGTTTGTTACAGCTTGTGCAGTGCATTGGTTAAATTCCTCTCAATTCGAGTTGAACATAGTTACCTAGGGTTAGGTATTGGTGTTTCATTTTAAGCCCCTTCTAGGCCCTATAAAGGGCTTTCCTGAGCATTTTCACGTTGTAGCTTTGCATAGTCTTTGATTTCCTTGGGTGTCCAAGCCTTCAAAGGGTTATCTTTAGTCGGAAAAGGCCAATAAGGATCTTTAGGGAATTCGTCAGCAGTACTGCGTACGTTTGGTCGAGGGCCGGCTTTTACCATAGATCATGCTCCGTGATTAAGTCAATAGCAAAGAAAATGAGAATCATTGTCATTTAGATTTACCTTTCCAAATAATGTACGCAATGCAAAGCAAAGGTCCAACAAGTAGGCAGAAAATCACAGGATAAGCCTCATCCCTCATTGTTGAACTCACAATACAGATAACGACGATTACGCCACTCTACTGTTCCTGTTTCATCTTCCCACATGCTTAGTCGCTGTTTTAACGTGTTGTATTCATGCTCCATAGCACAATCGAAGACAGTACAGAATGTACCCCCTGAATTGTCTTTGATACTGTCTAGCTTCTCAAAGCGATCAATCACATCATAAATCGTTTTCATGTTACTCATACATCATCTCCTTTCGTTCAGATCTCTTCACCTAAACGATACGTCAAATTATCGAGAATATCCCCGAAGTTATCCCATTCACGATAAAAGTCCAAGTCGTCAGCAGTGGACAACTCAGCTAATGCAGGCGAGTACTTTTCCATTACCTTTTGAGCCTCTTCCAATAGGTAGATCAATTCATCCCTAGTACTGGTGAGTTCATCCGTTAATGGATTACCTTCACGCCATAGACGGCGCTCTAAGTTCAAGAATTCTTTGTTGTTTAGCATTGTTTAATCCTTTCCTATAGTTAATTAACGGCAAGCCCACAATTCAGCCACAGCTTCGTCAATGCCCATTTCATCATTGCTATAAGACATAACACATGAATCACCCCACCAACAGCCTTCGACCTGCTTTGTGCGCGTATTGATCCAGATGTTAGGTCCACCAAAGGCAACTAAGATGCGAGCACCCAAGTACTCACCCTTAGCGTTTACAATGTATTCGATATCCAGTACATCCTCTAAATATTCGTAGACGTCGCGGATTTCGCCATATTCGTTATCCTGCATATAGCCATCGAAGCCTTCCTCGATAGTTTTGACAATGTGCTCGACGTTTGATTTGATATTGTTTGACATGATTACTGATCCTTAGTAAGTTGAGAGGTTGATAGTTTAAGCGGTAAGCCATACCACTAGGATAGAGATAAACCCTAGTACGTAAATGATTGTGTCTGTTGTTTTGTTTGACATGATTACTTATCCTTTGCATGTGTATGGCGACTGTGCCATGTTAGGTATATAGCTACAATCGTGCCAGCCCTAATTTATTAAACCTTGAGTATTACATTATAGTTAACATTGTAACCTGTAGACTTATAACTACTGTAGACTGTAACCTTATGTGTTCATTTATGATGCACCTTAACTGTGCAGTTTAGACACTAGTGCACCTAATCTGTGCACATTTATGCACCAACTTAGTTACACTGTGGATAACTGTGGAGTTATTAACAAGTTACTAACAAGCTACTGTGGATAACTCTTGAGATAGGTGTTTACCCTTAGGTCTGAAGTGTTACTTTAGTGGTGCTTTATAGGTGCTTCATAGCCCTACACACTTGCCTTTACTGACTCATGAGTCATTAACGTACCTGTCTAGAACCTGACTTAGTTC